TCAACTTTGTTGATCTGCTCTGCAGAAGCAACTGCGTCTTCTTGACCTGCTAAGATAACACCGTAGTTGTCATCTTGTGCAGTTGAACCTGATGTACCAGCACCTGTACCTTTTGCAGGTAGGTTGTTAGATACATAGACTCTGAAGCCGTGTAAGTTGTTAACAGCTAGTCCATTTTGTAGACCTGATCCACCGTAGTCTGAGTTTAGAAGACGTGAATCTTCATCCTTCAAGATCTCCATGAATACTGGATCTACTACCAACCAACGTCCACGTGAGTCAACATTAGCTACATCCATTTGACGTGCCATACGTGCAATCACAGTCAACGGAGATGTCACAGAAGTTGACAACGCTGTTGCACCTGGAAGACGTGCAGCTAGAGGGATAGAGTCACCAGTTGTACCTGATGAAGCTGATGTTGTGATGTGTCCGATGTCAGACATGTCTAATCGGTTCACTTTTAAAAATTCACCGTTTAGTTCACTTGCTGTTGGGTGCTGCGCTGTACCTGAAACGGTTGTAGTAATTGCACCGTTTGCAGCGTGACCTGACATGTACTGTAGTAAGTCTGCGTCCATTGCGTCAGCCATTTTATATGCTGCTCTGTCTGCAGCTAGGCTTACGAAATCAACTGATGCAAACTGATCTTCGATGTCATCCATTTTGAAAGCAAAGTAGTTAGCTTTGTCGATGGTTAACTGGAAGTCAGCGTCATCTAGGTCTTGTACAGAGATAGCTGTTTTACGCTCAAGAGTATTGACTGTTACATCAGGCTCTTTTTGGATGCGTACAACATCACCTTGATTTGCAATCTCTCCGAAGTAGGAGTTGTTTGTGATTGCTGTTGCCACAGCCGCTTTTCGTAGAGCGATCTGTGCTTGTTTGGAATAGATAATCGGGCTGAAATTGCCGTCAAATCCTGTTTTGCCAGAGGCAACTGCTATAGCCATAGTTAAAATCTCCTTTATAGATATGGCGTTGAATTAACACTACATATCCACCATGAAGAGGCTCTTCGTTTTAGGGTAGTCAACGTTGCTTCTAGGCTGCGCTGCCTGTCTGCGTTGGGCCTGTACTTAGAGGTAAGTCTTTTGTGTGGCTAGTGCTTGATTAAAGCATACACACTAATGCTGTGTATATGCTATAGTTTTATCTATGATGATTAGAATGTCAACTACTTTCTAGTAATATCATAAATAAAGTTTCCAGAGCGTTGGGCTTCCATAATTTCATCAGCCCTCTTCTCATATTCTCTTATCGACATGTTAGCTACTTCAGATTCACGAATCATTTTTGCTGACTCGTCTGGTTCTGGTGTTGCTGCGCTTTTTGTCTTAACTGAAGATGCTGCTGCTTTTTCTGCAGGTTTAGGTTTCTTTTTATTTGTAATACCTTTATCTACTTTATACAAATCTATTACACGTGCTACAGACTTTGCATCATCCATGTTTTCATACAAAGCATCTTGTACCCATTTAGGCTGTTCTTTAGCCCAGTCATGAAATGTATCGTCTTGACGTATTTCTATAAAGTCAGGATGCATCTTAACTAGTTCTGCTTCTGCTTTATTACGCTGTGCATCTAAGCGCATTTCTTCTAACTCAGCCATACGTTCTTCTAAATCTTTGGCTGCAGTCTTAGATTTTTTATCAGCAATACTTTCTATAATAGCAGCAACGTCAGGATACTCTTTAGTCCATGCTTCTAGTTCTTCGTCTGTCTTAGGTAATACAAGCTCTTGCTTTGCAGCTTTACTTAATTGTTCTTCTAAAGCTTGTATCTTAGCAGTAAACTCTTCTTCTTTCTTTTGTTGATGCCTACGAAGATCACCATAACGTTTCTTGAAGTTTTTTTCTTCAGCGCTTAACTCAGTGTCATCTTCTTGTGCTTCTGCTTTTGGTTCTTCTTTTTGTTCGGTATCACTCTCTGCCTGTACTGATTCAGCTTCAGGCTCTTCGCTACTGGGTTTATCTTCAGTACTTTCTTCATCTGTTATACCTTTAGCAGCACGTGCTTGCTTCATCAGTTCTTTTAGTTCTTCTTCATCTTGTTTAATACGTGCATCATTACGTGCATGTGATTTAGAGTTCATTTGAACAGACTTTATATTCTGCTTCTCATGAATCATAGTTCCACCTTCAGCCATATTTATTCTCCTTTTATGTTGGGGTCAGCCGTAGCTGAGTGGCCTTATAGTTATTTGGATTTCTTTTTCTTACTAGCTTTTAATGCGTCTTCTAATGTAGCTGCTTGTTTAGCATGAGACTTAGATGCTTTCTTCAATCCCTTTACTACTTTTTTAACTTTGGGTTTATCTACTAATCCACCTTCTTTAAAACCTCTGACAACACCTCTGTCGAGATCTCTTAGTACCTGTTCTGTTCTAGCTCCTGCAGCCATTGATGCAGTTCTGTCTTCTCTTGAAGCGCCTCTGTCTCTCATGTCTTTTAAAACTTTTTGAGTATTCTGTCTTGCAGCTTTTACTCTAGGAGACATTTCATTTACTGGAGTTGGATCTGGTGTAGACACTCTTCTTTCTTCAGGCACAACAGTAGGTTGTTGAAAGCGTGTTTGGCTTCCACCAAACTCTTCTGCTGGATCTATGCCCATACCACCGAAGCCACTTCGTGCTGGAGGTATTGGATCGTAACTAGGAACTCCCGGAGTTGTAGTATCACTTTCTTCTTGTTCATTTGGTGTGTACGCTTCTGCAACTGTACCTGCTTCTGTAGGATCGTCAAAGTCTACATCAGGAACTTTAGGTTTAGGTATTTGACCTGCTGCTGTTTCAAGAGTGCTACCTGTAACTTTGTCAAGTAAACTTTTTATTAGACCGGGTTCATCTCTATTAGCTAACTCAAGTAGTTGTCGCAATCTCATCTTATCTACATTAGAAGTGTTAGGATCTGCTAGTCTTCTTTCTATCTCTGCTTTAGTTCTACGTGTTTGATCCCACATAGCAAGTCTAACAAGAGGGTTTATGTTTTTTACAATCTTAGAACCTAGACTTTTTTGATCTTCTATTAGTTGAGTTAGCTCTTCCATACTTAACTCTTTAAAGTTAACAGGTTCTGGCGTTGGCATATCAGTTCCACTTCCAGAATCTCCCATGTCAGAACCACCGCTACCGCCTACTGGAGGAGTAGGAGCAGTAGGTGCTACAACTTCACTGTCACCTACTGGATAGTAACCTGCAGGTATTTCCATTTGTGGCTCACCATCTATGAAGGTAATGAATATTCTGTGACCATCATCGTTCATGTACTCACGCATTTCTAAAACAGGACCACCTGTATCTCCACCATAGTTAGCGTAAGCGTTTTCCATATCGAAGCCACCCTTCTGTGCGTAGAATGGTCCTTCATTAAATTGAGACTCGCCACCTATTAGATGCTGTTGTTCATCATCTTCTACAAGTCCACCTTCATCAAAACCTATACCTTCCATAAGACGTTTATAGAATGGTTGTTCGTAATATCTTACTGAGGTATTTTCAGGCTCTTCGCCGCCTCTATACGCACCTGCTACCTGACCTGCCCTTAGTGATTCATTCTTTGTTGCTGATGCTGGTGATCCATACTTACGTGCAGCACGTTCCATTGGGTTTCCACTAAAGCCAAAGTCAAACCTAGACTGACGTTTAGGCTCATCGTCATCATCAAATATATCTCTTAGTCTATTACGTATAGCTTCAAATCTATTCTTTGGTTTGTCTTTTCTGGCTTGGACTCTTTCAGAAAGACTTTGAGCAAACGAAGTAGGCTTAGAAGAACTTGAGCTACTATCATTATCTTTGAATTGAGCCATTATCTGTTCGTGTGTTTTTCTTGGGCCACTACGTTTGGGAGGTTTTATATCTCTGTTCTTTGTAACACCTTCGTAGTCTTTCATAGACATGCCGCCTCTACGCATCTCTACAGGAGCTTCATCATCCATTATCTCTAAGTCTAACTCAGATAGTTCTATATCCATATCATCGTTCATGTCCATAGGCTCACCACCTATGCGTCCATCTTCTGCCATCTGAGCATAGCCCATCTTAGCTTCTTTACGTAGATCTTCAAATAGTTTTACACCATGAAAGTTTACTACGTCAGCAGCTACAACTATTTCACCTTCACTTAGGTTGGCTGGTATGTCATCTCGTACATTCTCTGCTGTAGAACCTAGTGGTATATCATTGCCTGATACAGGATCTTGACCTATAGTATTGTCAGGTACATCACCAAAGTTCATTGCCATTTGTTCTTCCATTGCCATACCGCCCTCGTTGAATGGGAATGCTTCTGCATCCATCTTTTTTGCATTACGTGCTAATACTAAGTGTCCTACTTGAACTACTGTATCTGCTTCTACTACTGCTTCTCCTGTTTCTCTATCATAGAAGAAACCTCTGCGTGTAGGATCATAACCTACCTGTGTAAATTCAGGATTGTCAAAAACATCCTGTGCAAGCTTGTATGCTTCATCATCTGTAGCTTCAACATACTTACCTGTCATAACAGCAAAAGGTGCTTTAGCTCCACCTTTAGCTACACCTAAAGCTTTTTTAGGTTCTCTTCCTTCTGGTTGTATAAACTTTACATCATCTAACACAACAGCAGGTTTATAAACTGTTTTTAATTCAGGATGAGTTAGAGTAGGAACCCATACATCATAATCTGTGTATGCATCTATGTCTAGTCTTGCAGTTACTACATCACCGTCTGGTATAGAAGCATTTAAACCAATCATAGGTTTCTTACGTTTACCTGCATTTAAAGCACTTACTGCTTCAACAAACGTAGCTGGTTTTGGTACTTCTGTTACTTTGCGAATAGGTCTTAGATCGTCTGCAAGTTTTCGGTAAGTACTAGTAAATACTCTACCTTCTTCTACTCCAGCAGCAGCTTCTTGTAATTCTTCATTACGTCCTTTAAGAGACTTACGAAAGTCTTCTTTTGTAGCATTTTCTTTGCGCCACTTTTCAATAGCTTCATCTGTAAGACCTGCAGCTTCTACAGTTGGTGTACCCTCTTTCGCTTTGGGTTTGATCCTAATGTTACCACCCATCATACCTACAGCATCAGGGTCAACTTCAATACGTTTTATCATATCTGCTGCGTTACGTATACCTTTAGCAGCAACATCTCCAATACCCGGAATAGCACCTATCAAACCAGCGCCACCTAGTACAGCTATGAAACGATAATCAGGATCTTCTTTCTGTAGCTCATCATAGATTTCTTTTGCTGCCATAGCATCTCCTATAATAGGAGTCATTTCAGCTACAGTGGTAGCAGCATCCTTAAATGTAAGATCAGTATTTACATCTACTGGTTCTACACCATAGGATCTTACAAAGTTAAGACGCTCTTCCTCAGTTGGTTTTTCCACCATTTACCGTTTCCCTCAGTAACTTTAGCTTTCTTAGTACGTCTATCGCACCTTGTTGTCTGTGCATAACATGTGGTTCGTTGGCTGTTTCCAACGCACGTTGTCTTAGAAATATTAAATCATCTATGTGTTGTTGAAATTGTTCGTAACATTCTTTATCATTGACCAACTGCTTGAGGTGCATTTCCTGTAAATCCTTGTTCTTGAGGTAGTGGCGCTGTGCCTATACCTACTTGTGAACCTCCACCTCCAGTAGTATCAGCTACATCCTGAACACCTTGACCTTCTGGTCCTGCTGGTTGTGGTGCAGGTGCTTGAAAGCCTTTTAGTATTTCAGCTTGTATAGCTGCATCAGCAATAGAGTTAGTTACCTTGTCAGGGTCTAAGTCCATGCTCTTCGCAATCTCACGTATAATATAATCCATTTTTGCAAAAGGTGCAAGTACTGGATTTTGTGCAACCTGTAAAAACTGCATCAAGCGCTGACTTCGTACTTCGTTAGCCATCAAGCTTTCTGTACCAGATGCACTTACTTCTAGGTCACCTTTTATATCTTCATCAAAGTCAAACTGCATGTTGAATGCAAAGAATGCTTTACCTAGTGGACGTATTAGATAGTCATCTACATTCTTAACAACCGTTCGGATACTTCCGTTGGCAGCAGACATAAGCATACTAATACCAGAAGCAGTCCTACCAACACCTTGAACACCTGTTTGTCCGTGTGCGAATGATGGGAATCCCGTTGACTCATCAGCTAAAACCCTCGCTTTATCAAATAGTTGCATGTTTTCTTGTGCCACGTTGGGAAACTTTGTACCAAATATTGCTTGTCCCGGAGCGCCACCTTGTCTTCTAAATATCTTTCCGGGATAAACAGAAAGGTCTTGACCCGGAACTAGGTTAGTCTCATCTACTTCTATAATAAGATTACCTGACATTGCTGCGTTATCAATAGCCATACGCATGAAGCCATTCATCAATGTCTGTGTATCGTCCATGTTCTCAGCAATACCAACACCAAAGAATGAGTATGGGTTATGTTCGTATGGTACAGCATAATATGGAATACGTGTAGGCTTAAATGGGTTTAGTACAAATCGTAATACTTCACCATTACATATCCATACATTACAGTTAACTTCATCTAAGTCTGATAACTCTGCAGGTATATCTACTCCATGCTCTTCTAATAGCTTAGTATCTACATAACCCCAGAACTCTAATACTTCCCAACGCTCTGATGTTGGTTGAGTATCATCATCCTCCATAGTCATTTCCCAATACTTCTGTACGTAGTCTGGTCCTTTATCTATAGCCATCTGTACAGAGTCATCCATAAAGTATGGACGTGACTTGAGTTTACGTAACTGTGTACGTGACATCTTATGTCTTTGTACAACATATTCTGTTTCATCCATATCCTTTGCTTCAGGGTCAGGATAAAAATCCCATATACTTACATGGTCACATTCTGGAACAGTTCTTACAATAGGATCATACTCACCTTCTTCGTTCCAGTTAGGATACTCTTTGTCTACAGCAAATGCACCTTTCATTACACCTGTACCTAGAAGCGCCATTTCAAATGCCATACTTCTTAGATGTGTAGTAGCTCCACTTTCTTGTAGCTGATCATGTATCTTCTTTTCCATCTTCTTAGCTGCAACCATAGCAGGATGAAATGTTACTGTAGTAGCTGTAGTGCCATCACCTTCTACAATCTTTTCTGATACAGGTTCTAGTTTGTTCTCCATGCCAGCTAATCTTCCTTGAAGATCAATAAGAGTTTCGCCGGGTTGTAGTTCTGTATCACCATCTATAAGATAAGGTCTTGGCGCTGGTTTACCCATAGCTGCACTAATAGCAGAAGTTGCTGTTTCTGCTCTAGGGTCTATATTTATATGTACTGATTCTGCTACACCATCGGGTAATACAGTAGGATTTACCGATAAGGGAAACTTATTGTTACCAAACAGTACATCTACTATCTGACCATATGCTGCTAGTGTTTTTGTTTTTGTTACCTTTACAAAGATGCGAGACTTTTCCGAGTCTGTAAATTGTACATCTGAACCATAAATACCACGATAGTTACGATAGGCTCTTAGCCATCTTTGTTCATCAGCATATCTAGCGTCTTCTGATCTTTTGTAACGATCTTTAATAAAACCAATTACACTTTCTTTTTCCTGAAAGATTTTATCGTTAGCATCCTCTGCTGCTACGACATCATCTGTTTCAAACATTTCTTCTGCCATATTTAATACCCGAATGTTGAGTCACTAGCCTGAAAGCCAGATCGTTGTTTGGCTGGGTTGTAATCCCATATACTACTGCGTGGTCTAGTCATTATACCATAACGAAGAGCATCATACAAGTGATCTTCTGCTTTGGTGTCTACATCTTCTGGATTCTTTTTGTCCAGTGGGATGCTTGGTATCTGTGCTATAGTATTCACACAGTTATTCATAAACACTAACATAGGCTTTTCGATAAACTCATCTACCTTTAAACGCCTATGTATTTCGTTTTTACCTGCGATACGTGAGCCTCTTGAGCGATCAGAAGGACGCCATCGACAACCCTTCATGTTCATTTGCTCTGCTAACGATGGCCCAGTATCGCCACGGTTGTGCCACAAAGAGCTATCCAGCACACCGTATCTCATACCACCATCTTCTGCCTCTGCTTGTAATATCATATCAGCTAAATCACTAGCTGTTACTTTAGAGACATATAACTCTCTGTATACTATAAGTTGTTCATCAGGAGCAATGGTAAACCAAAGAACACCAGTATAAGAACCATAACCATAATCACATGCCCTAAAACGTGTCCACGACTTAGGAATGTCAAAGTGTTCGATAACGTGGGCAGTTCTGTCAAATTCAGGAAAGGCTGCTCCTTCGTTGATATCCCAGTTACCTTCGAGGAGTTGCTTCCTCTGATGCTCTGGTAGTGATAAGAGCATGGCCTCATAGTCACCCTCTTCGGCAAGGTATGGGTTATCGAAGAGAGATGCAGGAATAAACCTACGCTTAAATAAAGGCTGACCTTCCTTGCTGTGTCCTTTAGGGAAGGTAATTGTTTTTCCAGTTTCAATTTCAGTTGCCCAAAAAGGTTTACCTGCTGGTGCAGGATCAATAAACATTTTCTTTACCCAAGCATGTCCAGCGCCACCTGGGTTTGTAGTTGCTCTCATGTAAAGTCCTAAGTCTCTACCATGAGCGCTACGAAGACGTGACCTCATATAATCCCAAGCGTAAGGTGTAGGCCATTGAGTAAGTTCGTCAAATCCAATCCAGTTAAAAGCCTGTCCTTGGTAACGTGTGACATCGGTATCCTTATCCAGATAAGACATCCACAGTCTTCCACCTTTAGGAGATACCCATTGTGATTTACGCTCTGACCATTTGATTCCTGGTACGGCACGTGGATATAACTCCTGTGACTTCTGTATAAGTTCCCTTAGTTCCTCAGTTGTGTGTCGTACAAGGAGTCCAGAGAAGTTAGGATCATTTAAGCCATGTAGTGGATCTGCAAGCATAGCGTATGACTTACCACCACCAGCAGCCCCTCCGTACAAAACTTCTCGTTCAGAAGAACTCAAGAAAGTTGTTTGTGGACCCTCGTTAGGTTTGAATACAACCTTCTGTGCTTCTT